ACCAAGTTTTACCGTCAAGACTCGAAATGTAGCCTTGATGATTTGTGCGCGGGTCATATCCCTTGTATCTTTTCCATCAGCGGTGTCAGTCATCTCTTTGGATGTGGACAACATTCCCAACGAATCAAGAACAATGAAGGTTGGTTTCTGTTCGCTTTTGGGAAGAGCGATGTATTTGTCTACAATCGTAATTACTTGATGACGAAATTCTTCTACCGTTGATACTGGAAATACCGCAATTCGTTTTGGGTCAATTCCACGATTCTTGAACATATCAGAAGTGACTGCTTGTTCTGAATCAAAATATAAAACAACAGCATTGGGATTATCCCGTAAAAACTTAGAAGCAATTCCCAAAGCAATATAAGTCTTTCCTGTGGATGTTTCTCCCGCAATCGCTGTAATTTTATTATTTGGCATTCCATTATAAATGGATGCTGATAGTAGTCCGTTCAGGATATAACATCCAGTATCCACGAATCCACTCACATCACTTCCATCCAATCCATCGGAAACTAGTGATGCGTATTTGTTTCCAGACGATTTCACCATTGACGATAAAAAATCACTCATAATATTCCTTTCAACCAAATAGGTTTTCTAATGTATTTGTTTTTTCACTTGTCCAATCTATAGTATCTAGAATCGATGTAAGTGGATCGATAAAAGATTTCTGAAACTGGGTATTATAATCAATATATTCATGTAGTTCAAATTCCTTTGGAAGAACATTCACGAAAGATACAATTTGATCCTGTCCTAGCATTCCACCAAGAGGATTTGGTTTCTTGAGATGAAGAAACTTAATCTTATCTCCTTCAATAATTTTCTTGTATTTCTTACCTATCTTCAACTGATTAAGATAATAATTATAAATCAACGCTCCCTTTACCGCAATTGGAGTTGACTTCTTGTAGATATTATCCTTATCCGCATATTTGTTCATTCCGTGAACGCTTCGGGGAAACGCAATCGCTTCTGGAGAAAGTGAATTAAATTCAACCTTGACTCCTTCAATAAAGGAGTGCATGTCTGCATGAGTGCCATTCATTACGATATGAATGGCATTCTTTAAATGCTTTCTCACAATCTCAGGTGTGGATGAACGACTAGTCTCGATTCCCATGATTTTCATCTTGGGTTCATCATAGCGAACACCTTCTGAGTCCCATACATTCAATATGTAACGCTTCTTGGCAGTCCACATTCCCTTGTCAGCAATGACTTCACGACCCATTTGCATCTTGTTCTCATATGCGTTCATGGTTTCGGATAGTTCTTGAAACTTCTTCTCTATGAATGGAATTAGTATCTCTTCTGCTGACTTGTCGAGAAAGTCTACTATGGTGCTTATCTTTGGTTTTGACACCTTAGTTTCTCCATCAAGCATACTGACTGATGGATATACTTTCTCAACAAGATTATTCAGACAAAGATAAACAGAATCTGTATCAGATGCGATAACATAATCAATATCTGTAGTTTTTAGAATCTTGTTTAGATATTTGTTAATTTCTTGAGCAATCCATTGAATGGATAACTGACCCGACAGAGTAATCGCCTCTGCGAGTTCGGTAGAATAATATCGAAAGTATTGATTGCCTATAGCACCATAGGCAGAGTTTAGTTGAATCTTGCGAACCAACTGAAAGTTGTGATACTTGGAAATATCCAATTCACACTGCTTACGGAGCAATAACAATTCCTCCGTAGATAATTTTGTTAAATGTTTAGACATGGGGTTTTATTGTTTGCTTCCATACTCCATCTACAATGAATCCATAAGGTGAAGCTTCATCTTCAGGAAACTTAGCAACCGCATATGGTTTAGTTTTCTTGGTCGTCAGGAGGTCATTCAGTGCCTCGCATTCGGTGACCGCACTAGTCTTCTTTTTAAAGACCAGAACGCCCCTACGGGGTTCTCCCGAGGTGTCTTTCATGTTATCGTCAACAAAGATATTCAGTTTGGTCATAATTCCATACATTATTAGTATCCTTCAGAACTACCCCGCTTGGATTCGAACCAAGAAAAGAAGCTCCAAAGGCTTCTGTGATACCATTTCACCACGGGGTATTAAAACACATTACTTGCGAGTGCATACATTGCGATACCACTCGCGGTTCCTACATTCAGACTTCTGACACTTCCATATTGCTTAATATACAAGATGTGGTCGCAGATGTCAAGAATTTCTGTGGGAATACCAACTTGTTCTTGACCGAATGCTAGAACATAATGGGTATTAGAATCCCATTCAAAGGTATCAATCGCCGTAGCACCTGGAACATTATCTATTCCAATCACCTTTAATGTTCCGTAGGTTTGACGAAGAACTTTAATTCTATCGTCAAGTTCGGTAAAGGTCTTGGTGTGTAAAAAATTAGTATAATGATGTGTTCCTACAGTGCCACGGCGATCATACTGCTTTGACCCATAAAGAATCACCTGCTTCGCAAGAAACGCATTAGCGTTACGAATGACCGTAGCAATGTTGAAATCATTATAAAGATTGCTACACACAACGGTAAAATTATTCCGTTTGTCTTCAAGGTCAGCAATGATTGCTTCGTGCGACCAGTAGTGAAAGTGGTCAATTATATTCCTTGTCTCCATTGGTATATTATAGCAGAAAACTTTACTTTGTCAATCCCCTACGCTTGAGTTCCGCATTAATTTCCTCTAAATCTTTTTTAGATTCAATCATTTTAGTTTTGAATGTTTTACGCTCTTGATACATCGTGTCCATGAGTTCTGGTAAGAATCCACGAATATCCTTACGATAAGTAGTTCCATTGGCAGCAACGGATAGATTCTTCTCCTTGAACTGCTGTATGAATTTAGCAGCAGTAGCATCACCTTTGAGAATAGCATCTGGTGAAATAACACCACGCATTTGATTGGATGTGATTGTCTCTGTGGAAATATTATAATGCATTATGAGATGCGGATAAAGCGAATTCAAGTCAAAGGACACAACCCATTTGTGCATTCCAACGAGAGGTTCCTTTACATACGCACCAGCATATTGCTCATCCTTGAGTCCCTTCTTCTTAGGAGGAATGACAATGTTCTTGTTGCTCAAGTAATTATAGATGATAACATCCCATGTTCGAACCTGTGAGAACACATCCTGAAAATTCACTCCTGCTGAATACGCAAGTGCTACAGAGAGTTCAATCAGTTTTAGTTTCTCTTCCAATTTCTGAACGAGTTCAACATCTCGAATATTATACTGAATGAACTTCTGAAAATCCTTCTTGTAAAACTCATTCATACTCTCGTATTCGTCATATGCCAACTTACGCTGACCTAATTCTACATACGCAATATGGTCAAGTCGATATGATTCCTGATTGACATATGTGAATGCCTTGTAGACTTCAAAGTAATCAAGCATTGCTATGCCAACAATATCATACATCAAGTCTTCTCTACCATTACGAGTGACAAACTTCTCCTTGAGAATTCCCCATGGAGAGAGCATCTTGGCAGCCTTGTTGCCAAGAACCTTCTTGACCCGCTTGATGAGATAGGGAAAGTCAAAGAATCGAATGTTCCATCCACTCACGATGTCGGGATAATTCTTCGCAAAGTATTCAAGGAATTCCTTGAGAAGTTTATCTTCCTCCATGTATTCAAATACCTTGATATCCTCATCGGTATTGAATGTTCCAAGACAGAAAGTCGCTTTTCCATGTTTGGTCGATGATATGGTGATTGCGATGATTTCTTCTTGAGGGTCTTCGATAGAGGGCCATCCCTTTTCTGAAGTAGTCTCAATGTCTATGTACATGATGTCAATCTGTGAGAAATCATATCCAATATTTGTTCCATAATTTTTGTTTATGAACTTATATTCTGCTTGAACATCTCCATGAATCTCAAAATTGGGAACATCAGAATAACTCTTGATGAACTCCTTGTAATCTTGAAATGTTCCAAAGAACATCTCAGACATATACTTTCCATCAATAGACTTATGTTTGGTTGGTTTATTTGATGGTAGAAATATCGATGGTTTATACTCACTCCTTCGGAATGTCTTGGTTCCATCTGAATCTCTTTCAGCAATAAGCATACATTCAAAATTATAGAAAATATTAGTGTAAAATTTCATTTTGATTTCAAATATGCTGCGAGAAGAACAGAATAATTAATAAGGTCTTCAAGAGTGTCGTATACGGTTTCATCCTCTACGCTTAATTCCCCTCTACTTGAGAATGATGCTAGTCTAGACATCTTGTCGGTCATGCGAACAAGAAACGCTTGTTCGGTAGAACAAACGCCAAGTGCTTCCGCACGACGGAAATTAGCAAATGGGTCGTTTCCAACACCAGCATAATCAGCATTCTTTTTCTTCATCATAACGAGAGCGGATTCACACATAGTTTCATGTAGTGTAAAAAGTTCTTCACGGGTCATATTATTCTCCAAATAGTCCTTCTAGTGTAGTCGATTTCATTGAAAGGTCAAATCCATTCTTTGAAAAACACCAAACATTCTCAATGAATGTTGTAGATAAATGTTGTCTAAGAGCACCGCTGTCTATATTCTTTGGTCGTTGCTTGATACGCATACCCACTTGACCATCAAATTTTCCACCAAGGGAAACGATATGTTCCACCATCTGGTCGCAAGCTCTATATCTTTTTGTTTTAATCTGTGGGTCCATTATATTTATCATCATGATTCCATTATCGGTAAGTGATTCGTAACACGCTGTTAACACTGGTTGAAAGAATCCTGTCCACCACTTATCATATTGCTGATATCGAAACCATGATTGTTTCCAATCATCTCCACCTTCGTCATATAATTCAGTTGCGAAATATGGAGGAGAAGTGAAGATACAATCATATTTGCTTTTCTTGATGACATGTAGAATATCTTCAGCAGGAGCGTTGTATGCTACTACTTCCTTTCCTGATGCTCCAATACACTGAAAGGCATCGTAGATATGTCCCTTTACATCAATCTGAAATGTTTTGATTTTTGGTTCACTACCGCTTAATGCCTTTTCATATGCGATACATTGTTCCTTGTATACACGAAACACACTAGGATTTGGGTCAGTGCCAGTATATTTCATAGCAGAAGAGGTATAGAATCCCGCAAGGCGGTCACCCCAACCCATGCTGAAATCTAATACAGATTTTAATCCCATCGAATTCGATGGGATTGAGTTTGAAGGAATTCGTGAAAATACGAAG